GTTGCATCAAGGCAAAGTTGATTTTAAAGTATGACGCTAAATCAGTGTGCGCCATACCTATGCGAAAAAACTTGACAATCCCTCCAATACAACTTCACTTTCAATACCCGTTTCAGGATTCTTAATCTTTATTGTATGGGATAGTTTAGGCATAGTCTCAAAGAAACTTTCAATCTGCTTAAACTGCTTAGAACTTAATTGCTCAAGGAAAGTAGTAAGTTCTTTTTTAGTACAATCAGAAGCATTCCATGATTCTTCCTCATTAAATACCTGCTCAATACAAGAAGTAATCATATCAAATGATTCTGTTACACCAATACCATTTTCCGCACTAAAATTATTTTGAATAAACTCAGATAATGATGGATATTTCATTCGCATCGTTAAATTTTCATCTACCTTAATATCTCTTGTGTGTTTTTTATCTTTGACTACTTTAATAGCATCAAGGGGTATGGTAACAGGAACCTGTGTCTTATCGTCATCAGGACAAGTGATTATAACATCAACTTCTTCTCCGACTGATTTTCCACGAATATTTAAGAACAAATATTCAATATCAAATGTTGATAATTTCTCAACTTTAATACCTCTAGTCAGAATACAATTACTAATAACATTTTTAATAGCAGTTGTAATTTGCTTTTGGTCTTCAGATTCCATTGCAATAATGAGAATCTTCTCTTCTTTCACTAAGAAAGGTCTGTATTTAATCTTCCTATTACTGGATGGTAGTACCATCTCATAGGTAGGAGTTGAAATTGTTGGTAATGGCATAATGTTTATAGCACTTCAGTATTTTTATTTATAGGGGTTAATTGCCAAAAAATCTAGAGGCTCCTGCCCAAGATTCAGGAAGATTATTTTGAAGAATACCTTTTATTCTATCACTACTATTATTCGTACCAGCAACATATCTCTCATAGTTAAATGTACAATTAACTCTTAGAGTATCTGAATTACCATATTGAACAGGAGTAGAAGATAAACTAATAGGAAACATTCCTATAAATGAATACTCTATTTCATTAGCATAATCACGATCAAACTTGACAATTCTAATACTATCACTCTTATAACCACTATCACCTCTAGGATATCTCATTCTATAAAAATATGCAGGAGATGATTTATTAACCTTCGAACTACCACTAATTTCAGAACCACTTGCAATATACTCTATCCAGTGCTCTAAGAACTTAATCATTTTATAATCTGCATCTACATAAAAATCTAAAACCAATTCTGTAAAGATTCTAGTATGAGCAAATTTTTCTTGGACACCAGTAAAGTTTCCAAATATATCACTTGTTCCTAAAGTACTTCCAGGAATAGAGGCAGAATTACACAACAATCCAGCTCTTTCTGATATAAATCTTTTATCAACCCCTTTTGAGGCTAGGTGACTGAATAAACTTGCCGACAATCCATCAAAAAACACCTGATAATGAGATGTTTGTGCAACATGACCAATCGTGGATTTAAAATCACCTATTTTTCTAGGACGCACCATCTAAATACTTTATGTTTACTTATCTTATAATGTATTTAGATGTCTTATAAAGGAAAATATAAACCAAAGCATACAAGAAAGTATAAAGGTAATCCTACCAATATAATATATCGTTCTTTATGGGAACTTAAATTTATGAAATATTGTGATGGTAACAAGAATATCTTAGAATGGTGCAGTGAAGAAATAGTATTACCATATCGTTCTCCTATTGATAATAGAATACATAGATATTTTCCAGACTTCTATATTAAAGTCAAAGAAAATAATGGTACAGTTAAAAAAATGATTATTGAAATTAAACCAAAGAAACAATGTGTAGAACCAGTACCACAAAAGAGAAAGACAAAAGGATACATCTTCGAAGTTTATGAATATGCAAAAAATCAGGCAAAATGGAAAGCAGCAAAGAATTATTGCCTCGATAGAGGATATGAATTTAAAGTTATCACAGAAGACGAATTAGGTATCAAATAATGACTAGTAGTTATCCAACAGACGATAAAAGCAATAGAATTAGAGGAGTGGCAGATGGTTTAATTGGAACCGAAGACCCAGATGACTTAATGTTAGAATTGATGGAAGCTTGTAATGATACTGTAACACCAGTTCCTAATGTTGGTAGTTTTTATTTCTTTGTGTATAATCCAAAAACTCCAGATATTAGATATGACCAAAACCCTTTAGTAGCAGTAACTGAAATTTATCGATGGGGTTTTAGAGGTATTAATTTTCATTGGAATGATTATAGAAATTATACATGGAATGAAGTTGCTGGACAACTATATGAAGTATACTCTGAAGAACTAAACGATCTTGATATGATACCTTTTAAAAAAATCCTTCTAAATAGTTAAAACATATGGATATAGGTCGATAATGGCAGCTTGGAGAAAAGTAGCAATGGCAACAGGACCCGTAGGAATGGGTATTGTAGGGTCAGTAGATATGGTAAAGGGAGTTGGTGAAGGATGGAAAGGAAAACCTCCAAAAACTGGTCCAAATTATAGTGGTGGGTCAAAATTCAATTACAGATATCCAAATACACAATTAGAAGAAGATAGTGATTTTTTAGAAATTAAAATAGTAGAATATAAACCACCTGGTGTTGGAGGTGAAGGAGAACAACCATTTAAATTGGGATCATCTACAGAAGGATTACAAAAAAATATAGAAAACCCAATAGGATATATCTTTCTTCCTGTTCCAGAAAATATTCAGGATTCTAATGATGTAGAATGGGGTGAGGATAGTATTAATGGATTAGCAGCAAAAGGTTTTAGTATGGTAAAAGGTGCTATAGCAGAAAATAATCCTGCTAAAGCTGTAGGTAACATGATTGGTGGAACTGCAAAAGGAATAGCAGACCTTGCTGGTGATGAAAGTGCTCAAGGTTTAACACAATCATTCTTTGCTTCTAAAGCAGTTAATATAATGGGTGGTAATACTAGTCTTGGTGGAATGTTATCAAGGTCACAAGGTCAGGTTTTAAATCCAAATATGGAACTTTTATTTAAAGGAGTTACTTTAAGAGGATTTAGTTTTGATTTTGATTTGGCTCCTAGAGATAAAAAAGAAGGTGAGACAATTAAAAATATAATTAGAACATTTAAAATGAATATGAATGCTAGAAATTCATCCAGTGGTGCTGAGAATTCAAGTGGATTGTTTATTAAATCACCAAATGTTTTTCAGTTAACATATAAAACTGGTAGTAGTAACCATAAATTCCTACACAAATTCAAACCTATGGCATTGAAAAATATGTCGGTTAATTATACTGGTGCAGGAACTTATGCAACATATGATGATACAACACCAATTCATATGAAGTTATCATTATCATTTCAAGAACTTAATCCAATTTATGCAGAGGATTATGAAAAAGAACAAGGATTAGAAGGAGTAGGTTACTAATGGGTTATTTTAGGGAGATACCAAATCTTGAGTATCAATCACCATTTTCAAATAGAATTTCAAGTTCCAGTTATGTAACTGCTAAGAATCTATTCAGAAGAATGAAAATTCGTGATGATTTACAGAATATTTTTACATTATTTAATAAGTATGAAATAGTACAAGGTGCAAGACCAGATACTGTTGCCGAAGAACTTTATGGAAAATCTTCTCTTGATTGGGTTGTAATATTATCTGCTGGTATTATCAACTTAAGGGATGATTGGCCATTATCAGATAAAGACCTCTACAATTATGTTGTAGAAGTTTATGGTTTAGATAATAAAGATAATACACGTCATTATGAAACCAAAGAAATTAAAGATGTAAATAATAAATTAATTCTACCTGCTGGTCAGGTAGTAGATTCTGATTTTTCTATTACATATAGAGAAGTTATTGGTTATGATAGTGTTAATGAGGTTCCTACCTACTCAAATCCAATAACACCTACTTCATCAAATACAGTAATAGGAGTTTCTAATTATGAATATGAAGTAAGAAAAAATGATAAAAAAAGATTAATATATATACTAAGAACGGAGTATTTACAACAATTCCTAACTGATATGAGGAATGAAATGATTTATAGTGAATCCTCACAATATGTTAATGATAAATTAATTAGAACTCAAAATACCAGGATTACAATTCCACAATAAAAAAAAGGGGTCGTGAGACCCCTTTTTTAATTTTAAGACCAATAAAACCCATTTTTTGCATAACCTTTATGCAAGAGTTCTGATGGTTCTCCAACAGCAGTAGGTGGCCAATAAACAGTTTCACATACTTTATCACCTTCTTTATTGGGTCTAAATCCAGATTCTGATACGTAATCGTAATTAGAATACTTATTAGCCCATGTTCTAAGAACTTTACCTCTTTTGTCAGTAGAGTATCCAACAACATCAAATCTATCATCATATCCAAAATTCATCTCACAAAGTTTATCAAACTTTCGAGTTCCTAATCCATTTGGATAATGTTCACGACAATATTTTAAATTTGGATTTGTGTTGAGAATATAAATGGTATCTTCTTGATCTAGAACATCCCATAAACGATGCTTCTCTTCTGGTATTTCACGGTGGAGAAATTTTTTACGAACATATTTGCGAACCATGTTTTTTTCGCTTTTGTTTACTAAACTACAATAAAATTATACAATAAAAAAGAGTCCTTGTCAAGAAGGACTCTTTTTGTTGTTATTCTGCTAATTTAGCAAAGTATGATAATGGATCATCTTCATCTTGAACCGATGAAGTAGGAGTAGGTGCAGCAACAGCAGCACTAACTAGTTCTTCTGCAGAACCACGATCATTATCTTCATCAAAAGTCTCTGCATCTTGACGAGCAGGAGCTTTATTACCAAGAACATAACCAAGACGCTTCTTCAAATCATCATAAGATTTGAACTGGTCAGCACCAACAAACTCTTGAAGAGAACTTTCTTTCTTCCAGAGTGCTTCAAGTGCATCATCATCACTACCCTCTAAAAGAGGACTCACAGCAGCAAACTCAGAAGAGTCATAGTTCCTGTAACCAGCAACATTCTTTGCTTTCAACTTGAAGTTGGCACCTTGCCAGAAATCAAATGGATCAATTGCTTCCTCATCCTCAAACTCAGGTTGCATTGCTGCAGTTAGTTTGT